TGGTCACCGATCCGGAAAATACACTGAAGCCCTTCGTTGAGCAGGTCGCCATCCAGAAGGCCCAGGAGATGGTGCAGCAGCACCTGAACCAGTATCAGGCCCAGAACTACGTCAGCGACCTGGAGCGACAGAACGCCGACTGGCTGTACGACCAGCAGGGGAACATCTCCCGCGAGGGTCAGGCCATCCAGGGCTACATTTCCCAAGCCGCCGAGATCGGCATCCAGGACCCCAAGGCCCGCTGGCAGTACGCCACCGGCATGCTGCAGCGTGACCTTCTGAACCTGCGCTACCAGCAGATGCAGTCGGCTCCGCCGCAGGGCTTTGCACCACAGCAGGGTGTTCCTCCCCAGGCGCCCCCTGCCCCGCCGGCCGACCCCGTGGCCGAATCGAACATGCAATTCCTTCGGGAGCGTGCAACCCGCGCCCCCAATCGAAGTGCAGGAACCACAGAGCCTCGCGCACCGCGTGCGAGGATGAGCTTTGAAGACCGGCTGAAAAGCCAACTCGTAAGTGATGGAGTCATTTAATGGCCAGCAGCACTGACTGGGCTCGTAGTATTGCAACTACGATTGTCAATCACCTTAAGGAAGAGGAAGTCGCTTCCCTTCGTAAGTTTAAGGTGTTTGCAGCGTTGGAAGGTAGCGGTAACATCCGCACAAACATGTCGGGTCGTGGTTTTGACTGGGAAATCCAGTACAGAAATCATACCCCTTCTGGTAACAACGGTGAGACGCCCCGGTCGTTCGCCCGCCAGAATCTCTGGAAGAACGCCGAGCTGGAGTATCGCGGCGCGCAAGTGACCGACGCGATCTACAAGAAGGAAATGTTGGAGAATCGTAGTGCTTCTGCTCTCGTCAATGTTGCGGGCAAGATGGCCTCGCGCCTCCTGACCAGCATGGAGCAGTACCTCGCCAAGGAGTGGGTGGTTGACGGCTATGCGGCCGGCAACGAGCTTCGCTTCCACGGCCTGGAGTCGTTCCTGGGCTACAACGGCACGATCAACGTGGCCACTGGTGCCACCCGTGTTGCCAACGTGGCCGATCCGTTTGCGGCTCCGTCCGACACCTACGCCGGTCTTTCGACCGTCTTGGGTGCCTACGGTGGCTCGCAGAAGACGGGCGTGTGGCCCAACGGTGAAGCCGATCCTGAGTATGACTTCTACTCGCCTGTGATCGCGAACTACACCTCGTCCTACTTCGGTGGCACGACGTGGGCTGCGAATTGCACGAAGGCTCTGCGTGAAGCTCTTCACCAGACCCGTCGCAACGATACGAAGCAGGATCAGGTGGACATGTGCCTGATGGACAGGCGCATGTATATCGACATGCTGAACAAGCTGGACGAGAAGGAGCGGGTGGTGGTGAGCCGCACGAACGGCCTCCGCAGCTACGGCTTCACGGATGTGTTTGAGTTCGACGGAGTGGAATGTTCTTCGGAAAATTCGATTCCGGCCGGTGTTGCGTATGGTTTGGCCATCGGCAACATGGAACTCCTGTGCATGGAAGGACAGCTCTACAACAGCGAGGGTCCTTTCTACGACGAAATCACGCAGCAGTACCGCTACGTTGTTTCAACGTTGGGCAACCTTAAGTTCAAGAGCCCGCGTAACTTCTTCAAACTCGCCGCCGTGGCCTAATCCAAAGAAAGAGGTGCGTTGACATGAGTCTTCTGATCGATCCGCCGTTCGCTCTCGGCCAGACCCTTGGGGTCACTTCGGCCAACGACGGCAAGAACTGGGTGGGTGCTGTTAAGCAGTTCCCTGACGTGAATCCCATCACGGGCGTGGTCCGCAGCAACCGGGTGAAGACCTGCGTGGCTGTCCGGAACACCTCCGCCGGGGTGATCCTGCCGAAGCGCGTGGTGTCGTTTGACACCACCACGGCTGGCCTTGCCGTCTTTGCGGAGACGAAGGGCTACACGTCGGTGACGAACGAAGAGCGGGTGGGCGTTGCGGACGAGTACCTCCCGGCGACGGGCGTTGCTGTCAACGACGTGTACTGGGTGACGGTTGAGGGTCCGACCGAAGTGTCGGTTGCTCTCAGCGGTACGGATGTGGCTGTTGGCGACCGTCTGGCTGCGATCACCGCTGCCACGTCGGGTGCGACCACCGCCGGCCGTGTCACTCGGAGCGGCGTGGGTGCGGCTACGACTGGCGCTGGTGACAACAGCCTGGGCGTCATCGGTCGTGCGTGCAGCACGGGCGCGACGACTGGCACTGCGGTCCTGGCCATCGTGAAGACCCGTTACTAATCTGCCCCTAGTGGGCTTATCGGGGGAGCGGCTGGCTGGGGAACTGGCCAGCCGCTTTTCTCGTAATAGGGACCAATCGTGGATCAACCGGCCATCCAGAACCTGGACTTCCTGCGTGAACTGATCGCGGCCATCCGCGACAGCGAGTACGCCGACATGGCGAAGCTCCGCATGCTCCAAGGATCGGGCATGGGTACTGACGCACTGACAACGAAGAGTGGGGACGAATAATGTTTGTGACTATGGGTGGATCGGCCAACGACCCACGCTGGCGTGAGAACGGCGGCAGCTGGGGATACCGTACGCCCGAAGCGGCGGCCAGAGCCGGCAGCAGCCCCAGCATGCCCGAATACCCCCAGCCTAGCCAGCAAGCCTTCGGCATGCCGCAGGCCGCCCCGATGGCGGCCTATCGCCCGCAGCAAAGTGCCCCGCAGAGCGGTATGCAGGCCTGGACCCCGCCGCCCGCCGCACCGCGTACACCGCCTCGCTATTCGTGGAGGGCCGCGGGCTCGGCGCAGCAGCCGCGTCAGTCTCCAGGCTCCAGCAACGCGCCGCCATCGACCGGCGGCGTGAACATTTCTTCGTGGGCTGCCCCGCAGTCCGGCAGAGCCCAGTCCATTCAGGAGCCGTCGCAAGGCACTCCATATACGCCGCAGCAGCAAGGCCCTCGCCCATCCAACAGCGCCTTCGCTGATGCGTGGAACTTCTCCATGGAGGGGAACGCCTCTCGCATGGCGCCGGCTCGTACGTTCGGCGGCGGTGGCGCCGGGAACTTGGCCTACATGCCAGACAACGCCCGGCCCGATCCGTTCACGTCCTATGCCATTGGCCCTGATGGACGGCAGGTCAGCCAGCAGCAGTCATTGAACAACCGCGATGCACTTATCTCGGCTCTGATCCAAGACAACGCGCAGCACGCCGGTCGCTCTGGCGTGTACCAAGGACGCGGCAATCCTCCTCCTGGGTTCATGGCACCGCCTCCGCCTCCCAACATTCCGGCTCTGTGGGGGCAGGCGCAGAACGCAGTCAACAACGGCTGGGTAAGCCCCGCGGCAGGATTATGGGGTTGATCGGCAATCTGTAACTTCGTACACTAACGCCTCCCCCCGAGGTGCCCCATGAACCAGAAGTTCAACGTCGGTATCTGTACGTTCTCTTATGGCGGGAACGGAGGCATTTCCTCCGAAGTTCCTGACGTGAGGGAATGGATGACCCCCCTTGTCTCGGAACTGTCCCGGGACGCTCGCGTTGAGAATATCCGTATCTGGAACCTAGCCGATACGCCCATCACCATGACTCGCAATCGCTGCGTCCTCATGGCGCGTGAGTTTGGCGTGGATGTGCTGGTGATGGTGGATTCGGACATGAAGCCCGACCTCCTTGTCGGCCAAGACCAGGACGCCAAGCCGTTCTTCCAGTCCTCCTTCGACTTCCTGGTGGACCACTACCACAAGGGCCCCTGTGTGATCGGGGCTCCGTACTGTGGCCCTCCCCCGGCAGAATGCGTGTACGTCTTTGAGTGGCGCAACATGCAGTCCAACAACGCCAATCCGGACTTCCAGTTGAAGATGTACGAGCGGTCGCAGTCCGTGAAGATGTCGGGCATCCAGGAGTGCGCTGCTCTGCCGACTGGTCTGATCATGTACGACATGCGGGCCTTTGACCTGACCGAGCCCAAGACCGAGGCCGACAAGCCTTGGTTCTTCTACGAGTGGTCCGACAAGTACCAAGCCGACAAGGCTTCGACGGAAGACGTGACGATGACCCGCGACCTCTCGCTCGTCGGTACGCAGAAACTGGGCTACAACCCGGTCTTCTGCAACTGGGATGCCTGGGCGGGCCACTGGAAGCCGAAGTGTGTCGGCAAGCCGCAGTTCATCGAAGCCAAGGCGGTCAGCGAGAAACTGAAGGAATCGTGGGCCGCCGGCTACGATCCGACCGTGAAGCTCGTAGACCTGAAGCCGAAGTTCTCCGTGAAAGTGAATGGCTGAGTATCGGGCCTGTGTGAAATGTGGGGTCAGCTACGCCCTCACTCCAGAGTACTTCCACAAGTCCAAGGACGGCTTCCACGCCCGCTGTCGGAAGTGTCGCAACAAGCAGGTCAAAGCCGACCGTCTGACCAAGAGTCAGAAGAAGCTCGTTGAGATTGAGAAGGGTGCGGTCGATCTCTTCATCGCCGCCTCCCGGGTCGGCGGTACGAACATCCCGCATTCCAGCGAACTGCTGGAGTGCATGATGAAGTACTTCGGCGGCGTGGAGGGTTTCTCGCGGGCGTTTATGAAGCAGTTCTTCGACGCCCCTGCCGGTGGAGCCTTCCGTACCAAACAGTTGGATTCCCTCCTGCGGTTGATCGTGAACAACACCGCGATGGGTGGTGCGAAGAAGCCGCTGGAGTTGATGACCGAAGAAGAGCTAGAGGCGCAGTATCGGCGGGACGTTCTCGCCGCCGCCCTGGCGATCAAAGTGAATGGCAAGCAAGCAAGGATAGAGAGCAATGGGGACGTGCGAGAGTTGCCGGTGGTGGCTGCGGGAACTGCCGAGGTCGATTCAGGGGTCGTGCATGAGGTTCCCGCCACAGGTGCATCCGACCGAAGCGATGGGGGTGTTTCCGAAGACGAACTCCCTGTGGACGTGCGGGGAGTGGCACCCTCAGTCGATGAGGCAGGTGAATGAAAAAGCATCCGAAGATAGAGCTGCCTGACCCGCCCAAGACGGCTGGTCCTGAAGTCTCTCAGCACGCCCTCCAGCAGATGCGGGAGGTGCAGGCCGAGCTTGCATCTCGCCGCCTGGAGTCGTTGCGGCTCTATCGCCCCATGCCTCATCAGGAAGAGTTCCACAAGTGCATGGCGAGCGAACGGATCGTGCTGGGTGGTAACCGAGGTGGTAAGTCTCTGGCTGTGGCCGTGGAGGCGGCTCGCGCTGTGACGGGCCAAGACCCCTACGGCAAGTATCCAGAGAAGGACGGCAACCTCGCCATCGTCGGCCGCAACTGGCCCCACATCGGGCTTGTCATCTATCCGATCCTCTTCAAAGCCGGGGCGTTCCGAATCATCCGCGATGAAGAGACGGGAGAGTGGCGCTCCATGCGCAAGGGGGACGACAAGTCTAAAAGCAAACCAGCCCCGCCATTAATCCCGCCACGGCTCATCAAAGACATGAGCTGGGTGCTGAAGAACGCCGGCTATCTCAACAAAGTCGAACTGACCAACGGCTGGAACATCTGGTGCTTCTCTTCTGAAGGCGAGCCTCCGCAGGGCTATCAGGCAGATTTTATTTGGCTGGACGAGGACCTTAACAACGAGCGTTGGGTGGGGGAGTGCCAAGCCCGACTGGCGGATCGCAAAGGCCGCTTTGTGTGGGCAGCCATGCCGCACTCCAAGAATGACGCGCTCATCGGCCTGTGCGAACGTGCCGACAAGGCGATTGAGAACGGCGATGAGAATCCGATCATCCGCAAGTTCACGTTCCGGTTCTTGGATAACGACTTTATTGATGATGAGGAAAAGAGGAAGAACATTGAGCGGTGGAGCGCGCTAGGCCAAGAAGAACTGAAGATGCGTGCCGAGGGTGAGTTCACGACTGAATCCACCCTCATGTACCCGACGTTCAACCAGTCGGTCCACATTCTCCCCCGGTCAGAACTGCCGGCCGGTCTGGTGCCTCCCGACTGGACCCGCTACGTGGCCATCGATCCTGGCCATGCGGTGATGGCGTGTGTCTTCGGTGCCGTACCACCGGACGAGAAGTTTCTGCTCATCTACGACGAACTGTATATCCGGCAGTGCAACAGCCTGATCTTTGGCGAGCGCTTCTGGGAGAAGGCCCAGGACCAGCATTTCTACAACTTCATCATGGACATGCACGGTGGCATGCTCCGTGACCTGGGGTCTGGCCGACTGCCCCATGAGTTGTATTCGGAGGAGTTGAAGAAGCGGAACTGCCGCTCCCAGATATCCGGCTTCGGGTTCATGCCGGGGTCCGACGACATCCCAGCCCGCACGGCGATGGTCCGTCAGATGCTGCATATCCGCGGCGACGGGACGACCAAGCTCAAAATCCTGGAAGGTTCCTGCCCCAACCTTCTCAGGGAACTGAGGCGCTACCGAAAAAAGACGACCACCGTCAACGGACAGGTCTACGTGACGGATGAGCCGCAGACCCGCGGCGAGGTCCACGCCTGTCAGTGTTTTGACGACCAGACCGAAGTGCTGACGGAGTCGGGATGGCGCCTGTTTCGGGACGTTCCGGATGCGGAGCGAGTGGCCACCGTCAATCTGGAGAATGGCTTTCTGGAGTATCAGCATTTTACGCAAAGGATCGAAAGGCCGCACGCTGGGGAGATGGTCCGCATTTCATCCGCGCGTGTCGATGCGCACGTAACGCCCGACCATCGCATGGTCACGCTGGACCGCCACGGTGAATATCGCGTCCGGGAGGCTGGCGACCTGCGCATCACGGATCGGTTTACGAACCGCGTGCAGTGGGATGGCGTTAAGCGCACGGGGCCTGTGCTTCTTCCGTCCGCGCCTGGAGGAAAAAAGGAGTTTGAGAAGGAGATCGACCCGCATGTGTGGGCGGAGTTCCTTGGGTGGTTCTTGTCAGAGGGCTATGTTGACAAGACGCCACGCTGCCCCGGCAGCGGCTACAGGGTCGTCATCGCGCAAAAGAAGCCGCTTGGCAGGGCTTTCCTGAAGTCTCACCTCGCCCAGCTTCCTTTTCGGTGGGTAGAGACACCAGACGGATTTCAGGCATCTAGCAAGCAGCTGTGGTCTGCTTTAAGGCCATTTGGTGGGCAATATGAAAAGTATGTGCCGCAGTGGGTTCTGGACTCCGACAAAACGATCTTGCGCGCCTTCCTGGACGGCGCCCTGGACGGCGACGGGTGGACCAGCACGCAGACCCACTTGCCGCGATATGGGTCTGTCAGCAAGCAACTGGCGGACGGCTTGCAGGAGATCATGCTGAAGATGGGCATGTCCCCCTCCATGTACACGCAGCCCGCTGGCGTCGATTCGATTATGGGCCGCGTCTGCAAGACGCGAGAGTTCTACCGCGTTGTAGCGTGCCGCCAGCGGCCGATTGCATTGCGAGACTCGCGCGGCACGCCTTCGTTTGAGCCCAGCGATTACGAGGGCATGGTCTATTGCCTCTCGGTGCCCAACACAACGCTCATCGTTCGCCGTGGTGGCAGGCCGATTATCGCCGGAAACTGCCTGGAATACCTCTGTGCCTACGAGCCCAAGTATCACGCACCACCGAAGACCTATGGTCCCGATCCGTGGTGGGTGAAGTACCTGTCCGAGAAGAAACGCCGCCAGCGGGAGTCCGAAGACCCTGCGTTGTATCTAGCCCCGAAAGGATTTGGAAAATGACCGACTTTGCTATGCCGAAGGCCGACCTGGGTGACTTTGTCCAGTACTACCGCCATGAAGGTGCCGAGCCCAACGTGGGCATCGTGACCTCCGTCTCGTCCCGCACGCTCACGCTCTGGGTCATCGCCCCGGGCTACGGTGGCGTGGAGCGTCCGAGCGTCCATCACGTCACCGATCCAGGGGTGGCGGAGTTCCCGGCCTGGAAGGAATACGGCTTCTGGGACCTGCGTAAAGGCAAGGATGCGATTCTCTCGGAAAAGGTGGCCTTGCTGGAGAAGAAGCTGGCTGACCTGGAGGGGAAAAAGGCCCGCTAGGACACTGATCCCATAGGAGAACCTAGATGGCCGACGAGAATCCCCTGCGCCCAATAGTCGCCACTTGGCTGAAGAAGATCGAACTAGCCAAGAAGCACAAGAAGCCCTTTGCCGATGATGCGGCCGAGGCTCTTGGCTTCTATGACAGCGATCCTGACACCATGTGGAAGGACTCCACCGCGCGTGGGGACAAGGGCTACAACAAGGGGATCGATGCCCCGCCGATCCGGTTGTGCATCAACCGTGTCTGGGAGGCCGTGCGTCTGTTTGCGTCGGTGATCCATCACCGCAACCCGCAGCGTACGGTCAGCCCGAAGGAGTACCCCATCGTCGGCCCGGCTCTCCTGGGCATCTTCCCGCAGCAGCCGGTTCCCCAGATGGGGCCCGAGGGTCCCGTGATGGGTCCTGACGGCCAGCCGGTGATGATGCCGGACCCCGGGATGCAGATGTACGAGCAGGGTCTTCAGCAGCAGCAGATGATGTGGGAGCGCCGCAAGGTGATCGCCCAGTTGCTGGAAGGATATTTGAACTACACCCCCAACGAGCTGAACCTCAAAGGCCACTCTCGCAAGGTGGTGGAAGAGGCGTTCATTAAGGGTGCCGGCGTGTGGTGGCACGAACTCTACTCCCCTTCTGGTTCGCAGGTGAAGTTCGCCGGGTCGTTCTTTGACTCCATCGACAACATCGTCTGGGACCCGGATGCCGATGAGTTTGAAGACATCCGATGGGCCGCCCGTAAGCGGACGCAGCCCATCGATGAAGTAGCAGCGAAGTTCGGCCTGTCTCGCGAGGACCTGAAGGGGCACATCGAATCCTACGCCTCCCGCACGGAGGAGGGTGAGCGTGGCTACGAAACCAAGCGCAAGAACGGCAAGACGAACGACCTCATCTGCTACTGGGAGATTTACTCCAAGACCGGCTTCGGGGATCGCCTGAAGGACGCCGACAAGGACCTGCAGGGGAAGTTTGATTCGTTAGGCACCAACTGTTACATCGTCGTCGCAGAGGGTGTGGAGTTCCCATTGAACCTCCCCCCTGCCCTGCTCCAGGAAGAGGCCGGCGAGAACGGGGTGCCGCAGAACTTCTTCATGGCTGCCCAGTGGCCGATTCCGTTCTGGGCGGAACCCAACGGCTGGCCCTTCACGCTCTTGGCGTGGCACGGCAAACCCGGCTACTCCTGGCCGATCTCTTTGATCCGCCCTGGTATTTCGGAGTTGCGGTTTATCAACTGGGCGATGTCGTTCCTCGCCACCCGGATCGCCACGTCCTCGCAGACGCTGATCGGTGTTGCCAAGGCAGCCGACCCAGACCTGAAGGCCAAGATTCTGGAGAAGTCGGAGAAGGGATTCAACATCGTTGAAATCTCGGAGGCGGTGGGCAGATCGGTCAGCGACGTGATCTCGGTGTTCCAGACTCCTGGCGTGACCCAGGACATGTACCAGATCATCAGCGAGGTCACCGCCCTCTTCGACCGCCGCGTGGGGCTTACTGAACTTTTGTATGGTATGACCCGGAATCAGTTCCGGTCAGCTGCAGAAGCCCAGGTGAAGG